CAGGGATGCACTTGACTTTGTTACAGGCACAGCCGGAGGTGTAACGGTCGAGGGATGCAAATACATTTCATCAACTGATGGCATGGATGAGGATGTCCTGTTTGTTTCACGCACATCTGTTTACCAGTTCATAACTGCTAACTAATGGATGCGAGCCTACAGCAGGAAATAAACGTACTCGGTGGCAAACTTCGCAGGATGTCAAAGGATGTGCAGCGTGACGCGAAGAACGACATAAAAGAGGCGGGCGGGTTGTTAGTTTCAGCGCTAAAAGGCCGTGTTCCGGTGGGATCAAAGCCGCACAGCAGATACAAGCGCATCAAAAAGAAAGGTAAGCGAATGCCTAAAGGATTCGGTGTTAAACTGGCAACTTACCGACCTGGCAACCTTCGCAAAGCATACCGGATATTGAATTTCCGGCGCATGAAATCCGGCGTTATTATCGGGCCATTGTTGGGAGGCAGAACAGTTGACGGATACTATGTTCACATGGTGAATAACAACGTCAAAATGAGCAATGGCAAAGTACGCACCGGACAGAAGTTCGTGGAGGATGCAATAGCAGCAGCAGGAGATGCAACGCTGCAAAACATTGTAAGCCTGCTATCAAGGCGCATTAATTCAGAGGCCGACAAGAAAGGCATCACATAAAAAGACAACACCATGAAAATACAACTTTTAGAGGATTACGAAAATTGGGGAGCGGGTACGGTGCTGGATGTGGCACCGGGTGACGCACAGCCGCTCCTGACTAATGGAACGGCAAAGCAAGTGCCTGATGACACACGGGCGCGCAAATACCCCTTAGGGGCAAAGATTGAAAACCTGTGTGTTCCACTCGCTGAAAACATGACAATCACAGCCACACCGCAATTCATTGCGTCTATTGAGGCTGATTTGAATACAAACGACACAACGCCAAAGCAACAGGCGCGGCGCATCTTCAACAACAAAAACAACGACTAAATCATGGCTACAGTATTAGCAAAGAACATGAAGCTCTACACAGGAGCAACGCCCGCTGCGATTACGTGTCAGGTGGACGCTTCTATCTCAACTTCCACGAATATGTTTGAAACCACCTGCAAAGACAGCAGCGCGGTTTCTGAATTTCTGCCAGGTGCAAAGTCATGGACGGCATCCGTAACCGGAAACGTGGACTTCGCAGCCACCAATGGCGTAGAGGAACTGTTTACCGCATGGACAAACCAAACATCGGTTGCGCTTGTGTTCCAAACAGGCACAACGGGTGATGCGAAGTACAGCGGAAGCGGCTATGTATCATCCCTGCAAATCCAGTCCTCAGGCAATGACGAAGCCGTCACATTCTCTGCGGAGTTCCAGGGAACAGGCGCTTTGACGCAGGCCAATATATCATAATCCATCACATCAATCATCACTAACAATGTCGCAAATCAAGTTAAACGGCAAAATGCACCCTGTCAAATTTGGCTTGGGCGCTCTCATTCAATACGAACGCAAAACGGGGCGATCCGCAATAGAGGACTTTCAAACGATGTCCGGCGGAGCGCTCCGATTGTCGGTGGTGGCAGACCTGATATATGCGGGCATCACGTGCGGTTACAGGCAATTCAAGAAGTTGCCCGACTTCACGGAGGATGACCTTGCGGATTGGCTTGACAACGAATCCATCGCTGAGATGATGCAGATCTTTCAGGATTCATTCCCGCAACAGGACGCGGGAAACGCGAACAGCCCGGCGAAGCCGACAAAGCAGAAACGGGCGTAAAAATCAATTGGCATGACCTGTTAAGACAGGCTGCTAAAATAGGCATGGATGAGGAAGAGTTCTACCTGTCAACGCCTGCCTATTTCAAGTACCGACAAGAAGCGCACTTTGATCAGTTCAAGAACGGATGGGAGCAGACGCGCTTTGTGGCCTACATCATGGCAAAGACGGTAGATTCAAAGAAGCAGATAAAAAAACCTGCTGATTTGCTTCCGTTCGGCTGGGATGCCCCGATCAAGTCACACCTGAAAACACGCTCACAGATGAACGACAAAGAGCGTGAAGAGTTTGACCAATTTGACCGCGATGCAGATGAAATCCTGAAAAAAACCAACCCCGAACTTTACGCCCGTTACATGGAGGCTAAACTAAACAAAGATGGCATCTAAAGCAGTAGCACTAAACGTCAGGCTGGGCGTAATTTTCGATGAAAAAACTTTAGCAGCCACCGAAAAGGCGCTCCGGCGCTCTGGTGAAAAACTATCCCGCATAGGCTCTGATTTAACGCTGTCTTTGTCCGCTCCACTTGGTTTATTCGGTGGTGCTGCCATCAAGGCTGCCGGAGATTTGGAAAGCCTTACCCTTGCTCTACAGTCGCAGTTGGGAAGCGCGGAGAAGGCCGGACAGGAGTTAGAGAAACTTCAGAAAATTGCAGAGAATCCAGGCTTAGGCCTTGAACAGGCGGTCGGCGCTTCCATCCGATTGCAGGGCGTAGGAATTGCAGCAGGTGAAGCAAGGGATATTATCAAACAATTGGGCAACTCGGTTGCATCTGTGGGCTTTGGCGCTGAAAACTTTGACAGCGTAACAAAGCAGTTCACGCAGATGATTGCCAAAGGCCGCGTACTTCAGGAGGACTTAAGCATTATTGCGGAAAATATGCCGAACATCACTACGCTGATGCAAAAGGCATTCGGAACGCAAAGCGCTGAAGGATTGCGGGCATTGAATGTGGGCGCTAAAGAGTTTATTCAGGGCATCACAGCCGCCGCCGCCGAACTTCCACGTGTCAAGTCGGGTATTAAGAATAACATTGAGAACGCAATGGATGCGGTTAAAATCGCACTTGGTAAAGTGGGATTGGCCATTAACGATGCGTTTGATATTAAGGGCGGCTTAGAAAAGTTCGCAAAGTTCATCACGGACGCAGCCGCCGCGTTTGATAGCCTCAATTCAACCACCAAAACAGCCATTGCGTACTTCGGCGCATTCTTAATAGCCATCGGGCCAATAGCCAAAGTATTAAGTTCTATCCAGTTGGTTTCTTCTTTGGTGGTGTCAGGATGGGGTAGCCTGGTGAAAGGCATGGGTGCGCTTGTAACGTGGGCCGGACAAGTCAGAACGGCGTTCCTTGCACTTAGCCTGTCAATGCAGGCATTTATCGGCATAGGCATCATTGTAGCCGTCACAGCACTTGCAAACGAGTTCGGATTATTTAACCGCCAACTGACAGCCGCGGAGAAGTCCATGCAGATGGTGAACGACCTGACAGCACAGGCGAAGGCAGAAACAGCCGGAGAGCGCGCACAGGTTGAATCCCTTATCAAGATACTCGGAGATGAAAACACGAAGCGAGAGGACAAGATAGAGGCGCTGAATGAACTCAAATCAATCAATCCGGCATACTTCGGGCAATTGACAATTGAAAATGCTTCAGTAGAAAAACTGAAAGTAGCGTATGAGGGATACGCAGCAAGCATATTGAAGGCAGCATCAGCAAGAAGAGCGGAAACGGAGCTTGTAAACCTTGATGCAAAAAGAGAGCAGCAGTTAAAAGCAGTTGAGGCGGCTCAAAGATCACTTGACAGAGCAAAACAAACCGAATCCCTCGGCGGGCTTGCTGTTTCGGCTCAATTATCAACAACGGAGGAAGGTAAACTGAAGATACTCAAGGAGCAACTTGATGTTACAAATCAGCAAATAACCGACCTAAAAAAGATAGTTGATGGCAATGTAGCGGTTGAGATTTCAGAGAAGGCCAAAACAGCAGCGGAGATAGCAGCAGCGGAAGCAACAAAAGCCGCAAACGAAAAACGGACACAGGCATCAGAAGCGGCCATTGCAGCGGCAAACCGCCTGAAAGATGTTTACAAAGAAGTACAGGCAGATATTCAGGCTGAAAAAGACTATCAGAATGCGCTTGGTGCGGAGGATATTGTACAGCAAGCAGAAACGATTGAGAAAGGACTGAAGCGCCTGATTGATGCAGGATTCAGCCCTACATCAGCAGAGGTTGAAAACCTTAAGGAGCAACTGAAAGGGCTGTATAGTGAATTTGGCACAATACCGACCATCCAGACACTACCAACGCCAACGGGCGTACAAAGTGAAGGTGCGGGAATACTGCCTGTTATATCGCAGGTTGACACAAAGCCTCTGGATGATTACTACACGCGCATTTCAGAGATTACGCAAGGGCTGACAGAAGGCACGCTGAAGTTCGGTGAAGCATTTACAACCACCGCTGAACTGATTTCAGAGCAGGGTACAATGATTGAAAATACCGTGCTTGGCATTGCCAATGCGATGGCTCAAAGTGCATCCGAAGGCGCAACATCCATGCGCGAACTCGCACAGGCGGCAATATCAGCCGGACTGAAAATAATACGCTCATACATTCAGCAGGGCGTAGCAAGTGCCGTATCAAAGGCGCTGACATCTGTACCTTTCCCGTTCAACATTGCAGCAGGAGCGGCGGCTGGATCGGTTGCGAGTGTGCTATTTACAAACCTGATTTCAAAGATTGGCGTTAATGGATTTGCGCGTGGTACTGCCTTTGCACCTGGTGGTATGGCCTTGGTGGGTGAGAAAGGGCCGGAACTTGTCAATATTCCGCGTGGTTCGCAGGTTGTATCCAATATGCGCACAAACCGACTACTTGAGGGCATGGGACAATCGGGCGGCGTTATGCAGGGAGAGTTCACAGTCAGGGGTACAGACCTTGTACTTGTGCTTGAGCGCGCACAAAGCAAACAAGGACGTGCATTTTAACCGCTTCATTTAATCAGACAAAAACAGAAACATGGCATTAAGAATCTACGGAATAGGCAAAGCACCGGATGGCACGCAGTACAATGCAGCCATTTATGATACCGATTGGGTGAGTTCGGATTCTGCTTTTCAAATTGCAAAAGGCGGCATCAATATTGAATGGAAGTCCGACAACGACAGCGACATATTAAGCCCGATTTATGGCAGTTCGGCATCGGTGGATATGCTGATAAACGTGTCAGAAACCGGACTTGGTACATTTGTGAATGACCTGCGTACTTCAAAAGAAGGCAGGTTTTTCCTTGAAATAACCACACAGGCAGGAGCAAAGATTTGGAGGGGAATAATAGCGCCTGATGCGCTCGGCAACGAAACAGATGAAGGCCCGATTTACCGCGTTACCATCACGGCATCATGCGGGCTTGCTCTTCTTAAGAAAGTGCCGTACCTGAATAGCGGCGCGCTGTACTATGGTCGCTACAGGCTTACGCAGCACCTGGTCAATGCGCTCGGTAAACTTGCACATATTTCAACCTTTTGGGCGGCTGATGATGCGTTCCTTGAAACTTCGCTTGATTGGTGGGAGGCTACTATGACGGCAAACGATGCCAACGATCCGCTATACCTGTCCTATGTAGATCACGCGGCATTTTACGACTTCAAAACAAAGGGTGGCATTGACGATGATGTGCTTTCGTGCTATGATGTAATAAAACACATCTGCCTGGCATTTGGTTGTCGTATTCGCATGAGGGATGCAAAGTTTGTAGTTGAGCAGATTGACTACCGCGAAAACAGCACCTACAACTGGAGAAGCTATAAAAAGAACGGAGATCAAAAGACATACGGGGCGTATTCCGGCACTTTGTCAGTCAATCAGACAAAAGCGAGTGCGGCAAAGTTGAGTTATGCGGCGTATGACTACGTTTCCCAAATAGCAAAGGCGCGGGCTTTTTACGAAGTGCGGATGCGCCGTAACTTTTGGCAAAATATTATCCTTGCTCAAGGCACTACGTTCAACTTCAATCAAACTATCAGCAGTCAATCAGGCGCTGTTACTTTGCGTATTCGTGGCACGTTCTTTATTACCATCAAGAACAACAGTTATTCAGGGCAGTCTTCTGATGTTATCATTCCGCAAATCAACATCAAACTGAAGATAGGCGACAGATACTTGAAACGCACCGTTACATTTTCAAACTTCAGTACATTCAATGAAAATGCTGAATGGACTACTGTTTCATCCGATAACTTTGTACTTGTGTCCGGTGGGCAAAAAGTGCCACCTACAAACAGCACAGCGTCTTACGTTCAGGGGCTTGACTTCATAACACCGCCGCTTCCCGCTGATGGTGATTTGAACAGCATTTCAGCTACATTTGAGCAGTTGAAAAAGAATGACGGTTCAGATGTGGATGAAACGCAGTTCACTATTACATGGTCTGCTGGTGGTCTTTGGATGGAGGTATATGATTCCGGCACGCCTGATGTGCAGGAAGATGAGATACTTTATGAAAGTGAGAACGCAGATGGAGGAACAGATACATGGGAACAAAACGTGCGCATCGGCTCCGGTTCAGTCAATTACCTGGGAGCTGTGGTTAATAGCACGGCATCATCAGGGCTTTCTGCATGGGGTCAAGGTTCAGGCACACGCGACAAAGACCTCACTTCGCTGATGGTCAAACGTGCAGCCGATGGCAGACTGCGTGTAAAAAAGCGCCTGAACGCACAGCTTTATGGTGATGGATGTAATCAGGTGCGCAAACTTCTGACTACATCAGACAGCCTTAAATGGCTGGATATGCGCGTCAAGTGGAGCGTTACGGAAAACATTATAGATGGCACTTGGTTAGAGATGGTTTACGGGAATAGTAACGTAAAAACACCCGTCAAAGTCAAAATTCTATCCGGTGGAGCGAATAACCCGACCGTAATAAATCCAACATCAACAAGTCCCACAACGGGCGGCAATTCGCCGTTTATGGCCAATCCACCGGGGGCAATACTGAATCCGCTGTCATTCAACAGCCTGAATACAGCCATAACCAAAGGCGCAACCGTCACATCTATCTCGGTGGGTACAGCGCTTGCGGGCAACGAATTTGCAGCCGGAGACAAAGTTAAAATTGTCAATCCGGTTACAGGCCAATTTCAGACGTTTACGGTGGCATCAGCGCCATCGGCCGGAGCGACTGCAATATCAGTCAACAGCGCAACCGCTGACTTTGATATACCACAGAACGCGGGCCTGTTTGTGCAGTTAACACCACAGGCAGGAGGCGGTGGTGTGGCAGATGGTGACAAGGGAGATATTACGGTCAGTTCATCAGGTACGGTTTGGACGATTGACAGTAATGTCATATCAAATGCTAAGTTCAGGCAAAGCGCTGCATTGTCAGTTATTGGCAGATCGGCAAACAGCACCGGAAACGTGGCTGACATTACAGCAGGTACAGATGGTCATGTTTTGCGAAGGTCAGGCACTACGATTGGTTTTGGTCTTATTCAGGCGGCCAATATTGATGCTAATGCCGTGACTACTGCAAAAATATTGAATAGTAATGTTACGCTTGCGAAGATTCAAAACATATCAGGCAATACACTTTTAGGGAAATATGGCGCAGGAAGTGGCGCTGTATCAGAATTGACACAAACAACTGTTCTTGTTTTTTTGCAAAACTCTTATGGCCAAATTCCATCTCCTGTTAAAAGTTTGGTTTCGGCTGGTTGGGATTCTTCGTTTTTAAATTTTTTAAGCGGATGTGGAACATCCCCAACCGTTAACAGTTTTTCAGGCTCTCCAAATTTCTTAAAACTATCAATTACTACTGGAACATCAATACCATCCGGAGGTAGTGATTTGTTTAGCGTTAGCGGAGTATTTGATTTTGGAACAAGCGCATCGGACTATGTTGTTGTTCATCAGAAATACAGTAATTTTACGAACAATATTCACATTTCAAATAACAGCAAATTTCAATTTACAGTAAAAACAAGCACGGAATTAACCGCATCAACTACCTATGAATTTGGATTCATTATCATGTAACCGATTAAAACAACACATCAACCATGAAATATAAACACATCATCTTATTTGCCGCACTTGCGCTGATTACAACAGCATCAAGCGCCCAAATACAATTTACAGCCGGAATCAATTACGAATCCGGCGTGCCATCGGGCGCACCATCTTCCACAGGTTCACGCCTTCGGGTTGACCTTGCATCAGGGCGCATCTACCAATGGAGCGCGGCAAACACCACATGGCGCACGCTCGGTCAGGGTATTGACATTGTAGCTGGATGTGCTGCACCTGCCTACACGCCCGGCTACGCTCAATCGGTATTCGCGGTAAATGGTTGCTCCACGCCCGAACTGTACTATTACAACGGTACGCAATGGAAACAGGTAGCCGGAGGTGGTGGTGGCACTACTTATTACGCAGGAACAGGCATTGATATTGACGCAAACGACACCATCAGTATTGACACAGTACCACGCCTGATATTCTATTCAGATCAAACGTATTCCGGTGGTGTGGGTGCAATGCGGTGGAATAGTGACGATGGCACGCTTGACCTGGGCCTGAAGGGCGGCAATGTGACGCTTCAGTTAGGGCAGGAACTTGTGCAGCCTGTAAAGCACGCTACAAACGATGGTCTTGACAATGGTAAGGTCGTGTACATTACAGGCTCTACAGGCGACAATAAAAAGGTTTTATACGCCCGCGCAAACAATGAAGCGACAAGCTCCAAAACGCTCGGCGTAATGACTGAAACCGTTACAGGTGGGAGCAAAGGCTTTTGTACGACCTTCGGACTTGTCCGTAACATCAACACGTCAAACCTGACAGAAGGCGGCGCTGTATGGTTATCAAAGGATACAGCCGGAGCAATGACAGCCGTAAGGCCCGAAGCGCCGAACCACGGCGTGTTTATTGGCTTTTGTGTCAGAAAGCACGCATCAACGGGCGTTATCTTTGTGAATGTACAAAACGGCTACGAGCTGAACGAGCTACACAACGTGTACGTGCCATCGCCGACCAATGGCCAGGTACTTACTTATGTGTCCGGCAATTCACGATGGGAGGCTGCAACGGTAGCAGATCAGAGCGCTACCAATGAACTGCAGACCATAGACCAGTTCTCACTTTCAGGCCAAACATTAAGCGCGTCTTTGTCCTCGGACGGTGTAGCGCCATCTACCGTGACGCTCCCGGTGGTGGGGATTACGGCGGGTACAAATGTGACGGTGAGCAGTACGGGAGGTAATTTTACGATTAATGCGCCAAACGGTGCGCCCACTGGTTCTACTGGCCAGGTTCAATTTAACAACGCGGGCGCTTTTGGCGCAAGTTCAAACTTAACCTGGGATAATTCAACCAACACATTAAGCACAACGAGTCTTTACAGTTCAGGAACAGGCAGTAATTATTTCGGGGGCCCAATTGGGATAGGAACTACTACCTTGAACAATTCAAGTATTAGGATTAGCAGAGCAATAACGGGCGCAACATTAGTGTCTGCATTTGCAAATAATTCCATGATTAACTCAGATGTGACAAATCAGGCATGGATATATTCCTCAGGGCCAAGTACGCAATCTGCAGCATTTACCTTAGGAACACTCGTTCATTACAACGCATATAATTTTACCCCTAATGGAGCAAGTAGTGTTACAACGCAGTATGGTTTTTGGGCATCATCCTTATTGACTGCTGCATCAAATAATTATGGATTTGTTGGCGATATTGCGGCGTCGGGATCAAATAGATATAATATTTATATGGCAGGAACAGCGCCAAATTATATGGCTGGAAATACATCAATAGGCGTAACATCTGCTTCTGCCAGGCTTCATGTTCAAGGTTCAGGCGCAACATCTGGAACATGGACAGCGCAAATGCATAATTCGTCAGGAACAAACAACGCGCTTATGGTGCGCGATGATGGAATTGTAGCAATGGGTACGGCTTCCCCAAATTCATCCGCAAAACTGGAAATAAGCAGTACCACGCAGGGCGTACTATTCCCGCGCATGACTACAACGCAGCGCAACGCAATATCAACTCCGGCTGACGGGCTTGTAATTTACAACACGACCGACAATAAATTGCAAGTCAGGGCAGCGGGCGCTTGGGTGGACTTACATTAATTTGCACTAACTTTAAAATCAAAAACAACACCATGAAAAATATCATTGTAAAACTCACTCTCTTTCTTTTCGCATTCATCACGACCGCACAGGCGCAAACCATCGTTCAAGATTCATCCTGGCTTACCCAAACATCCGGCATCTACTTCGCCAACCGTCTGCAAACCTACGACAATGGCAATAGCGTGCTTAGCACTACAAAGGTCGGCGACACAACAGCAGTCGTACAGGGCGCGATAAATGTGTACAGAAGTCAGGCATCCACGATGGCATCAGACGCTATTCTCTTATCCAGCAACGGCGCTAAAATTCGCGAAATAATCAGACAGGATGGACTGCTGCAAACGCAGGTAGGAAAGTCGGCGCTTAATCAGATAGCCATGCAGGTGGATACGTCAACTGTGGACGGCAAATACTTTACCGCTTCCGGTTGGACTATCAAAGACGGTGCAGCAGCAGCCCAAAATATTGTATTCTCATTCAATCCAACTACAGGCGCATTCAGGTATAAAATCGGCTCTGAAACGGTGCGTTTATCGTATTGCCTGGGCAATGTCATTCGACTGGCTAATTATGGAACTACAGGGCGCGCTCTTGACTTTTACCGTGCGCCCAATGGCAGGTGGGTGACGATAGATTTACAGCAGCAGTTGATACCACCGCCTGCCATCATTCAAGCGCTTCGCAACTGATAGTAAATCATGGTTTATTCGCTTCACATCGGGATTAACAAGTACAGCGTAAGTGAGTACGGCGAAGGCGCGAATTTGACGCAATGCGTGCGTGATGCGTATGCGCTTGCTGAAATTGCGCGCACGAAATTTAACTTAAGCAATGCGCGTGTACTTGCGGACGAATTTTGCACGCTCGCGAACATCAAGCACGAACTAACGAAATACGCGCACCTGATGAACGCAAACGATGTACTTCTTTACACGCACAGCGGACACGGCACGTATCACGATTATCAGGGAACACGCGCAACGGGCGTATGTGCGCATGATGGCGTGCTTTGGGATTTTCAGTTGTTTCCATTTTGGAAACAGTTCAGAGCAGGCACGCGCATTGTCAGGTTGATTGATACCTGCTACTCTGAATCCAGTTTCAGAACCGCACAGCCACTCGGCCGTACACGTTTTATTCAGATGCCCAAAGCGCCTGTAATAAA